CGGCAACGGCGGCACCTTTCCGAACGGCGACGGCACCAGCGGCATCTTCGCGTGGGGTGCCCAGCTGGAGACGGGCAGCACCGCGACCGCGTTCCAGAACGTCGGCACCGACAAGGTGAGCGTGTTCTCGGGGCTGGCGAAGTTGAGCGACGCTTTCACGGGGACCGTTGTCGATATCAACGGAGCGACTGGGACGTCCGCCTTTATGATGCGAGCGCCCAATGCCAATGCCGCCAACACCTATGCGTGGTATTCTGGCGGTAGTCTGGCGTTCGTGGGCGCGGTTGGCTCTGGATATGTCGCCCCAATCACCAACGTCGTATCTGGCATCGGTGAGATTGGCAATGACGTGCAAGTGTTGCGCGTCAACGGTACGCAAGCCGCGACAAGTGCCTCTGACCAAGGCACCGGCACCTACGGCAGTTTCCCGCTCTACATCGGCCGCCGTGGCGGCTCGTCGCTCCCCCTCAACGGCCGCATCTTCCAGCTCATCGTGCGCGGGGCGGCGACGGATAGCGTGACCGTCGGCAACGCCGAGCGGTGGGTGGGCCAACTCACGGGGGTGGCGCTGTGACCGAGGACCAAGTGACCGAGACGCCGACGATCGCGCCCGAGACCTTCGCCTCCATCGTCGTCCCGGCGGCGGGACAGGCCGAAGCGCAGACCATCGCGGCGGGCTTCCCCGGTGGCGAGGGGATGTTCACCACGGGCTGTTCCGCCGATGGTGCGCCCCCGGCGTCGTATTACATTTCGAGCGGGTCGATGGATGCCGGGATACCGCTCGCGCTCGCGGACGTGCCGGGGATCGTCATCTCGGACCTGCCGCCGTTCACTCTACTGGCCGACCTCGGCCTTCAGCTTGTCTCCGACGCGGAACCGACCGATGCCTAACCCCACCCGCGAGAAGCTCTGGCACCTGACCGACGCGACCCTCGAGGTCCGCGCTGACGGCGAGTTGCCGCCGGGGATCGCGGGGCGGGTCTCCGGGGTCGCCCTGACCTACGAGGTCGTCGACTCCTACCAGACGATGTTCTCCCGCAAGTGCGCCAAGCGGTCCATCGACGGGCGGGTGGCGGCTCGCAAGGTGCCGCTCCTGATGGACCACGAGCGGACCTCAAAGGCCCACGTCGGGGTCGTGACCTCGATGACGGACGCCGGGGACGCGCTGGTGATGACCGCCGACGTGTTTGATACCGCCGAGGGGCGGGCCGCGATGGAGTACGTCAAGGCCGTGCTCGCGTCGGGGGCCTCGACGGGGTTCTCCATCGGGTTCATCCCCCGCGCCTCCGAGATGGTGACCGTGGACGGAAAGCCCGTCGAGCGGTTCACCGAAATTGAGCTCCGCGAGGTGTCCATCACCCCGATGCCTGCGGTGCCGGGGGCCGAGATTGCGTCGGCCCGGAACGAAGCCCCTGTTACCCCCGAGGAGGTCGTCGCCGAGCGCACGGAGACCGACCTGCTCATTCTTGCCGCTCGCGTCGCTCTGGATGCGCTGTCCGAGAGCGATCGCCACGCGGTGCTGTCCCGCTACCAGCCCGAGACCCGCTCCGAGACGGCCACCGTGGTCACGCCTGTCGTGACCCCGACGCCCTCCTCGACCGCGTCCACGGCCCGGTATGCCACGCTGGAGGAACGCGCCACGGCGGTGCGTTCGACATTCATCGCTTGACACAGGAACACACGACAATGAAGACCCCGCTGGTTTCCAAGAACCGCGCCGCGAACGAGCTGCGCGAGCAGGCCCACAAGCTCCGGGCCGACCTGATGGACCCCTCGGTGCAGTTCAGCGCCGAGGAAGTGGAGAAGCGCACCGCTGATATCCGCGCCCTCGAGATGCGGGCGGCGGCGGCTGCCGAGTTCACCGGTGACGCCGAGATCGCCCGTCAGGGCGGCGACGAGGGCCTCGTCCGCGTGGACGCGGGCTCGAGCGAGTTCGCCGGGATGAAGGACGCGCAGGACGAGGTGCGCAAGGAGCTCGCGAAGGGCTTCAAGAACGTCGGCTCGTACCTCCGTGCGGTCGCGAAGGGTCCGGCCAACGCGAAGGAGGCCGAGGCGCTCAAGCGCGTCGACCTGATGACCCGTACCATCACGGGTTCCACGAACGGCGGCGAGTACCTCCTCCCGCTGACGCAGGTGCCGGAGATCTTCTCGACCTCGAACGCCCAGCCGGGCCTCTTCCAGTACGCCCGCAAGTACAACGTGCCGGGCCGGTCGCTCCGCATCCCGTATCTCATTCAGGACGAGGGGACCACGACCCTCAACCGCCCGATGGCGGGTAAGATTGCCAACGTCACCATCGTCGGCGAGGGCTCGACCAAGCCCGTCCGCGAGCCGTCGTTCGGCCAGCGCGAGCTCACGATGTACAAGTACGCCGCCATCACGCAGTTCGGTGACGAGCTCCTCGGCGACGACTTCACCGGCGAGCTTCCGTCCGAGGTGACGGCGGCGGTCGGTGGGCAGATCATCAATAAGATCAACGAAGACATCACCATCGACGGCACGGGCTCGAGCCAGCCGCTCGGCGGGTTCAACACGAACAACGGGGCGCTCATCAAGGTTCCCCGCGCCTCGGCGACCGACTTCACCGCTGTGGATGCGTTCAAGATGTATGAGCGTCACACGCACGGCCCGAACTCGGTGTGGATGATTTCGCGCCGCGTCCTCGCCAAGCTGTACGCGATGCAGACGACGAACAACACGATGGTGACCTTCCTCCCGAACCTTCGGGATGCGGCTCCGGCGACCCTGCTCGGGCTCCCGGTCATCGTGACCGACCTGCTTCCGACGCTCGGGACCGAGGGCGATGTGGCCCTCGTCAACGGCGACTTCTACGCGATGGGTCTCCGTCAGGCCCTCACGGTCGAGTCGTCCATCCACTTCGCCTTCAGCAGCGACGTGACGACCTATCGGTTCGTCGCCCGCGCCGGTGGGCTTCCGATCCCGACCTCGACCTATGCGTACAAGGTCGACGGCTCGGGCAACAAGGTGGACGTCCACTCGCCCTTCGTGGTGCTGGATGAGCCGGGCGCGTAAGCCCAAGATGACGGACGCGGTCGTGGGGGGGACGCCCCCCACGGCTTCGCCCGTGTCTGACGGACTGGAGCGGGTGGTGCTGATTGCCGCCTGCAAGATGGACGGGGTGCGGCGACTCCCCGGTGAAGTGTTCGAGATTACCGCTGAACGGGCCGCCGTTTGGCGTCAGAAAGGTTTGATTGCTGATCCAGACCACCCGCCTGCGTCGGAGTTCGCGTGGCTCTCCCAACCGTAACGGACTTGAAGTCTTACCTCCGCATCGAGTCCAACGCGGAGAACACGCTCCTGACGGCCCTCCTCGCGAGGGCGCAGGCTCAAGTGGAGCTCTGGATTGACTGCCCGATTACGGCGGTCTCCCAGACGTATGTGGACCGCTGCGAGACGGACGCCGACAAGCCGGTCCTCTCGCTGGTCTTTCCGCGCCGTCCCATCGCGGCGGTGAGCATCACGGACGCCGACGGGGTGACCGTTCCGGCGACCGACTACTGGGTGAGCGGGGCCACGGGGATGATCTACGCCGAGGGCGGGGCGTCGTTCTCCAACCCGCGCTACACCATCACGGCCTCCTGCGGACTGTCGCTCTCGCAGCACTACACGCTCTGGGAGCCCGTCATCTCGCAATGCATTCTCGACCTCGCCGCTGACCTGTACCAGAAGCGGACGCCGAACGCGGCCTCGGAGACTGGGGCGGGGACGAGCATTACGTGGGACGTCTCGCGGGACACGGCGGCGCGGGTCTTGAAGGTGCTCCGGGCGCTCAAGTTGCCCGTGGCGGTGGGCTGATGTACGTCGCGCCGGGACTGCTCGACCAGCGGCTCGGGTTCTACACGCGCTCGGATGACGGGGCGTATGGCTTCCAGCGGCCCCTCTACACGAAGGTCGGGGTCTATTGGGGGCGCATCGACGCGACGGCGAACCAGTTCACGGTCGCTGGCGCACCGCAGGGCCACACGGACAGCCGGACGACCCTGACGGCGACGGTGGCCGACTACGTCCCGGTCGACCCGTTCGGGGTGGTCAAGATTGAGGGCGACACGGTCATCTACTTCGTGCGCTCGGTGGTCGAGGTGCGGCAGATGCGGTGCAAGCAGTTGACGTTGGAGGAGGTCGACCCGACGGCGTACGCGGAGTTCATCGCGAACGATCCCGACGCGGTGGCGGACGGGGTGCATCTGGTGGACGCGACGAGCGCGTTCACGCTTGGCTTTGATGAGGGATACGACTGATGGCCGAAACCCCGAAGGTGCTCTCTGCGCTCTTGGCGCAGCTTCCCGATAACACGACCGGCCTCATCTCGCCCGAGGATATCCGGGACGCGGTGGTCAGCCTGTTCCCGAGCCGGGGCCAGTTGGACCTGACCGCCTCGGCGTCGACGACGTTCGCGCTGACGAATACGTGGTACAAGCTGGCGGGAACGACCGCGCTTGACGCCACGCTCGGGCAGGACGGGTTCTCGCAGGCCGCCGATAACGAGCTTCGGGCAACGAAGGCGGTCAACCAAGTCCTCCTCGTGACGGCGAATGTCGAGCTTGTCTGCGCCTCGAACAACAAGACCTTCGGGCTGACGTTCGCCAAGAACGGCACGGCGATCACGGGCATCCACGTCTCGGCGGTCCTCTCGGACTCGGGCAAGGGCTACGGGTTCTCCATCTCGACGCTCATCCCGACGGCGGCGAACGATATCATCTCGGTCTACGTCCGCAACGAGACGGACACCACGGCGGTCACGGCGACCAGCCTCACCCTCTCGGCGGTCGGGTTCATCCGTTGACCGAGTACGAGTCTGCCTACGGCGTGGATGCCCGTCAGATGTGCGGCTCGGACATTCGGAGCCGTGGGGTCTGGCCGTCGGATTCGGCCCGTCTGGAGGCGTTTATCGGCCAATACGGGGGCGTCCTCGAGGCGTTCCCGGTCGGGCAGGTCGGGGTCGGGTTGCGCTGGATTGCGCCGGATCGGACGCTGACCCGGACGGGGCCGACGGCGGGGGCCGCGTTGGAGAGCCTGCGGGCCGCGATGGTGGAGGCCTGATGAGCGTCGTCGTCCGCGACCTGTCGCCGCAGTTCTTGAAGCAGTACCGGGA